ATCTTAATAAGATACTTGCTAATTAAAAAAATTTGCCTTTTTTCACCCCTTTGCAACAAAGATTCTATAAACCTTTGAACCTATTCTTTTTGAAATCACCTGGAAGTTCAGCAGCTTGTTTATTTGCTTTGAAAACTCAATATTTGACATTGGCTGCAAATTGTTTGCCAGGCAATATTCATGGTATCTTTTGTATACATCACTTGTTGGTTCGTTCTCAATGTTCATTTCTTCTATTTCACATTCTTTGATGAATCCAAGGATGGGGTTATTTGCTTCTTCATATTCTTCAAGTTCTCTTTGAACTTTTTCAGATTCAGTGAACTTCCTGTTTTCAAGAACTCTTTTCAATCCCTGGATGCCAAGTAATATGAAATATTCCATTGCTTCTTGGGTCTTCAACTTATCACTGATGAAGGGAACAAAGTCAGGGTCAGAAGGACTGAATTTTGCATTGAATGGAATGATTATAAGCCTTCTTAATATTGCAGCAGAATCCCTTCCTTTGCCCATTCTTGGGATGTTGTTTGCACTGAAAAACAATTTCACATAAGGGTCAAACTCAAACTTTGGTTGTCCTTTCTGCTCTGCATCAATGCTTTCACCAGTGACAATCTTTCTGAATGTGGAAGCATCCGTCACAAATTCATCTGAAATGTCATCACCGATATTTGCCAACTTTCCAAACAACATGACTGTGCTGAATCTGTCATCTAATTTCTTCAAATCCAAGGATGAAATATTTCTTTTACCAAGCATGTGTTTCAGCATATTCAGGAAAGTTGATTTTCCATTGCTACCTGTACCAGTAAGAATGAAGGCTTTGCCCAGTTCATTTCTTCTGAACATACAATATCCAATTGCTTCTTCAAGCAGCTTTCTAAGGCTTCCATCACCGCATGTGATTTTGTCCATAGTTTGGTCAACCAGTTTGGCATCTTCTGATGCACCTGCATTTGGGTTATAGTCCCAGTCAATCATGTTAGTGATGACATGTTCAGGTGAGAAGGGGACAAAGCTGTCATCAATGATGTTCAATAGACCATTCCTGAATGCAATCATGTATGCCCCAGTTGTAGGTGTATTTTCTTGAATTAACAAATCAATGTAAGACAGGACTTCTGTTCTTTTTGCTCTGTTCAGTTGGGGGATGTGCTTAATCATTGTTGCTTCAATTTCTGATTGACCGCTGACATAGATGCCATTTTTGTATTGATGTAACTGATTGTTTATCCTGATGATGTGGTTGTTGTTCTTGATGTAGGTTGCAAACTTATCAAACAGAAAAGTTGTTCCCTTGAAAAATATAGGTTTTGAAAAAGCATCATCCCGCAGCACTACATTAAGTTCAGAATCCTTCAATGGAACTTTCAAAACATAGCTGTTTATCAACCTGATTGTTTCCCTTGCTTCTTCAACTGTAAAGTCAGCAGATTGAAGTGTCAGGATGTAATTAAATAAAGCTTGGTTTCTACCATCCCCAGCTTCCATGTCAAGAAATTCAAAGCTACTTCTAACAGGTGTCATCCATCTTGGAAGTTCCTGAATTTTATCTTCAGGGGTGTCATAAAGAATTTCCCTGTTTTTGTTGTTGAACTTCAGGATTGAATATGAATTTCTGATTCCAAGCTTAATGTCAGCAGTCAAACCAATTGCAAGCTTACATTTGGTTTTGTTGGTTGTCACACCCTTATTCTTAAACAGAAAGTGCTTCCCCCTGCTTGTTTTGTAAACTCTGCATTTCAACTTTAATGCCTTGACTATCTTGAATATAACTTCACTTGATTCAAAGTCATCAATATCAATCAGGATGGTTTCATCCCCAAGGATGCCAGCAAATTCAGGAAGTGATTGAACCTGTTCAAAGGTTTTCAAATCGGTTCTTCCCTTGAATTTCTCAATGCACTTTTTATCTTTGGTTTCCACATAACCTTTGAACAACTGCATTTTTCAACACACCCCCTTTTCTTAATATTTGATGACCTCATATCATCACCCCAAAATCTTTCAACCTCTTAATTGCCAAATCAACATACCAGTTTTTATCAAGCTTGCTTGGTATCTTTACATTTGTTACATCATCATTGATAAAGAAACAATGTTCAGGTGTATCCTGGAACTTTTCAGGATTCTTCTGAAGATTTTTCACCTTGTAAATACTGCCTTCAGATTCCAGCTTTGAAGCAAATACCCTGAAACATTTTTCCTTTTGAATCTCACCACCAGTGAACACTTTAACTGTTTTCAATTTTCCATCTTCATCACGAACTTTTTCTTCAGTGACCGTTGGATTGTATAAAGCATATAAATATTTGCTGCTTACCTTTACAATCTTTTGAAACTTCCTTAAATCATTACATTCATAAATAGTTTGTTTTGGATGAATACCATGAAGAAAGTAATTAACCAATGATTCACGTAAAATTACACAATCATAGTCAAGAAGGTTATCAATTTCTTTTTTGTTTTCATCTTTTTTAGTCCATTTTTTTACATAAGCACCTTTTGACTTATAACCACCGTCAAAATCAACAATCACATAGTTGTTTACATCCTTTTGAAACATTTTCTTGTAAGATTCAAATTCAAGCTGCATCCTGGTTCTTTGTTCCCACTCATAGCAAATATCATCAATTAGTTCATAATCATCTTCCTTGAATAGCTTGATAATCAAACCATCTGTGTTTGACTGAATCAATTGACAATTACCTTCAAGCATTTCAATTAAATCCAACAGCAGAAGTTGACCACCAACACAAACATTGTTTGCTTGCCTTGGGTCATATAAAGCATTGTTCTTGTCCTTCATTGCACCATAAGTGCTGTTCAGAACGATTTTATAAGGTGCTTGCATTGGGTTCTTTTCTGCCTTCAGCCTTAATCTTTCATCCCTGATTTCCCTGTACTTATTTGGGTTTGAAATATTCCTGCTAATGAAGTTGTATTCAATCATCAATGCTGGATAATAGGAAGNCACATCAATATTGATGAAATAACCTTCTCCGCTGTATTTGGGAAGCGCACCATGCAACCCACCCCAGGCAAACACATGTGGAACACCAGCCACTTCCAATTCAAGAGTTTTACTGTAATCCCTATTCAATGGGTTCTTATACCAATTCAATACTTCTTTGTACTTTCTAATTCTCAAAGTATCAGGGAATTGAATTTCAAATTCATCATTATGTGTTTTCTTGTTTGCCCCAAGGATAATTGCTGAAAGCTGTGCTTTAGTTTTGGATATATATGAAAGCGGCAATTTGAAGGCTTTAATCAAAGAAATATGGCTTTCAAATACNCAGTNCTTTCCTTTGAATAAATACTTCAATGGTTTGTTCAACATCATGCCGACAATATTTAACTGTTTCTTCTATTTCAGCAGTTGTCAGTTTTCTATCAATATCAAATGGAACTGAACTTTCCCTGATGCTGTTACCCATAAATCCTTCAAGCTGCTTCAAACCATGAAAGCTGGTCATTATATCATAATTGTTCAATGGGATATTGTTTAAAAGACTTGAAAATTTCCACCCTTGTTTTCCCTGGACAATGATGTAATCATTTATTTTCTTTGCATCAAAGCCACACAACAAAGCTTTCAAAATGTATTGGTCATAGTTCCTGGAATTATACCCAACCCAAATATCATGCTTGTTGTCATCATAAAGTTCTTGAAGTTTATCCACATCATTCACAATGACATGTTCTTTTTTATTTGTTACATCAATGACCACAACCAGCCAATCATATTTGAACACTTCAAAGTCATAAAACAGCATTATTTTTCACTTCCTTTCTGTATAGGCTTGATAAATACTGGTAATACTAATAATGGGGAAGTATAGGGAAAATGGGGGGTTTAAAAATTTTTAATAAACCCCCGCCCTGACCTAATTATTCAACTTCATAAACATCAGTGATTTCATAAGTGCTGAATCCCTTTTTACCTTCACCATACTTCAAGCCATATTCAAGCTGCCCATCAATAGCTTCATGAATGTCCATTAGCATCTGACCATACTGTGAATAGCTTTTGAACTCAACATCAATGCCGCTATCCAGTGAACGAAGGAATTCATTTGCAATATGAATCTGAAAGCCTTTTGTGATTACTTGGTTCATGAAAATTAAGCTGCCTTTGTATTCCCCAGCAAGAACTTTCATCCAACAACTAACCATTGGGTCACCAGCTTTGGATTCAACCAATTCCAGCTTTTCAATGCGAACTTCATATTGACCATGTGGAACTTCCCTAAAGTTCGCACCATTTTCCGCTGCTTCCTGAACATCCTTTGCCAATCCCTCAACATCAATAGCCTTATCAAATTTTTCCCATACATTTGCCATAATTTTTCACCTTATCCTTTCATTTTTAAATTTGGTTTGAAATTTGTGTTTCCATTTGGTCAAGCAACTTGAACATCTTTGTTCTATCAAGCCGCTTTTGCTGCAACAGCTTTTTCAATTCTTCAATGTTGTCCAATAAATCATTGAAGCAAGCTGTGTTGCTATCAAGGGAAGATTCATAAGCTTCAAGGTCAGTATCAACCTTTGCTTTGGTGTAATCAGCTTCATTGATGATTTCAATTAACTTCTGTTCAGCATCATAACCAAGCTTTTCATAAACCAACCTTTGAAAATCATCTCTTGAAAATAAAACTTCCATTGAACCATCAGGTAAATATAAAGTATCTGCCATTATTCACCCCTCTTTTTCCTTGTTCTTCTTTCAGGTCTTTGTTTCTTCAGTACCAACTTCAGGTTCAGCCTTTGGTTCAGGTTCTTGAACTTTTTGAGCAAAAGAATCCCCTTCATTGGTATTTTCAGCATTATCTTCAGCAGGGTCAGATGTTGCATGTGTTTCATCTTTTGCTTTTCTACCCCTCCTGGTGCTTCCTGAATCAGTCTTTTCTTCTTCAGAAGGTTTTGTATCATTAGAAAGTGTTTCTACTTTTGCGCTGGCGCTTCCTTTAACAGCTTTGGCATTGGCTTCATCATAAACCTTCATGAATTCATCATAATCCAGTGGAATAACTTTTTCTGTAACAGTAAGCCTTCCACCACCAAATATGACTTCATTTGTCTTGAATGAAAGGGTTCTTTCTTCACCATCAGCAACAACTCTTGCCACAATATCAACCATTCCAGCAACCTTATTTGCAACCTTATCCTGAAGGTTTGGTTTGATAGCTGTGATTTTATCACCGCTTTTGCGGGTTATATCCTTGCTTCTATCCTCATGGCTGATAAGAACAATATTTTCATAATCAAGGTTCATCAGTCTTTTCAGGGTTGATAAGAATTCAGTTCTGACCTTATCCCAGGCTGCAAAGGAATCATCTGATTCATGGGTAATGTTCAGCTTGTCATACATATATAAGCGGCAATGTTCATACATATCTTCCAGCAGGTCAACAACAATGGTTTTGAAGTCATTCTGCTTCTTTTCAAGTTCAGAAATAACATCCTTGAAAACATCCCATGCCATAGTTCTTTTGGTCTGCCTGCCTTCAACCTTAACTTCATCTTTAATGGCAACATAAGGTGCATCCACAAACTTGATGTTTCCATCAGTGTTCAACATAAGCGGGTCAGGGAACTTATTTGCAAGGAAGGTTTTACCGCTGAATGGCGCACCATAAAGCCAAACAACCTTCTTGCTGATTTTTTCAATATTCCTTCTTTCATTTTTAGGTAATAACATATAATCCACTCCTTTTTCACAAAATTCCTGGTAATCACACCAGTTGCATAGATAACTTGGTTCTTTTTCAAATTCTTTGGTTTCAAGTATCTTTTTGATACCTGAATAAAATTCAATAACCTTGCTTGCATCAAATTGAACCTGAACAACTTTGACTTCAGATTTTTCAAGTTCTTCCCTGATTCGCTTCCTGAAGCTTATAATATCTTCTGATTTTTTCTGTTTGATGTTCACCTTTGGAATGAACACGAAGTTCAGGTTGCGAACCTTTTTCTTATACTGCTTTTCAAAGAAGTATTTGTATAGGTGAAGTTGGTCAGATTCAAGATAACTTCTGACATTGTTTGTGTATTTGAAGTCATATATGTCATAAGTTCCATCATCATTTTTTGAATTCAAGTCAATGAATCCAATGAAATCTGAATCAGCCACTCGTTAGTTCATATTCCCCATCAGGAAGAACTTCCTGAACCTTTGGAATTAAATATTCCAGCTTAATAACTTCATTGATATGTTCATCATCAATAATTGGAAAGCTGTCATAATAAGCCTGAACCCCAGCCGCAACACCTTCTTCAATTCCTGTGTGTAAAGCAGTTCCAAGTACCAAAGCATTGTTCGCATCAGTTGGTGCTATGGTTTTAATTCCGTCAATATAACGCAGCTTGTACTTGAATTTGCAGCTTTCAAAGCAGTCAAGCCTTGAATGTGAATATTGCATCCTATCACCCCTTTCACTATGTTCTTGAACTGTTCAAACCCTTCAGGATAAAGGATTATTCCAATTCCATTTGCTTCATTGGTCACTTTGATGTTGTATTCCTGAAGTTCAGTTGGTTTGCCATTAGAAGCCTTCAGTTCAACTTCAACATAGATTCCATTGATACAACATATCAAGTCAGGAATTCCAGCCTTTTGAAATCCACCACCCCAAATTTTTATGAACTTAATAGGTTGTCCTTCTTGTTGTAATTGACGAAGCCAACCTTTAACCTTGTTTTCAAACTGTTTTTCCGCAGCCATTACTTCACCACCTTAATTTGAAAAAGAACCTGATTTACTTGAAAGAAGAATATTCTTTTCTTTTTCAATATTTGCCATTGCAGCAGCTTTAATTTGTGAATCTTGATATGCAATAGCTATTTTTAAAGCAATCTTTTTGCATCCATTCCTTCATTCATAAGTGCCTTGTAATATGAAACTATCATTGCAGCTTGCTGAATCATAGCATCCAATAGTTCTTTTGAATTATTCATTACTTCACCACAACCTTCACATAAGCTGATTTCTTTGAAACCTTGGAACATTCTTCAGCAATATCAGGATATTTCTTTTTTAACTTGGCTGAATCAATACTGGTTTGGGTTGTTTCAGCAACATAAGTAATGTCCAGGATGTCACTTTCAAATTTCTTGATGTTGCACTTTTCCATAGCATCTTTCAACTTGGCTTTTAATTCTGCTTCCTGTTCTTCAAGTTTCTTTTTTGTGGTAATAATATCAGCTATTTGTTTAAGTACCGCCATTTGTCCTTGCTTGAATACTTGAAGTCCAGTTTCTTCTTCAGCATCTTCCATAATGGAATCACCACATTCTGAAGGATTAGAACCACAAACATCTTTACAAGTTTCTTTCAGGTCACATTCAAAGCAACAACCATCAAATTGACCTGTTGGACAAGAATTTTTACATTTAATCATTTTTGAAAACCCCTTTCATTTCTTTTATGGAATCTTTGATTGCCCACACCAAGAATGGAATTAAGGGAACAAAGATTTCACCGCCTGTTGCATTGTAACCCCTTTCCATGTCTGCAATTGTAAATATGTATGGTGTTATTCCCAAGCATAAGCCAATGAAAATCCACCAACACACCTGTTTAATTTTTCGCTTCATAAGCTTTGAATAATTCATCAATTATTCATCTTCTTTCTCTTTTTCTTTACTTTGGTTGTAAAGGCTCTTTCAATATCCCAACCATAACTATTAATTCTATTTGACAATACATATCTTGGAATACCAAGTATTTTTGACCATTCGGTTAAATTATGAATTTCACCATTAAATTCAATTAAATTACACTGTCTTGAATTATTAACTTGGATTGTATTTGTCACCCATCTACAATTTGAAGGTTCATAATCACCATTATTATTAATCCTATCGATTGTTAAATGTTCTTGGTATCCATGTTTTATTGACCAATCATAAAATGCTTGAAAATCATTTAACCATTCATTACAAATTGTTATCCCTCTACCACCATAATCTTTAAATCTTACAAAGTTAGGATTATAACATCTTGTTTTCATAGCTTGCCAAATCCTATATAATCTCGTTCTTTTTAATCCATGTTTATAATTCATCTTAACCCCCTTTCATAATTTTCAAAGAGAAAATCTGTGTAATCCTTTCTCATTTCCAGGGTT